TAACCACCGGCATAACCAGAGCCTGTAAAATTTAAAGTATTACTATCTCCATCAACATCTACGTAGGACGTACCACCGTCATAATTTATATCGAAATCGAAAGTGTTACCATCACCTTGGATAATCCAATCTAAATCTAATGTTGCAGCTAATGCACTAGTACCATGGTCTAATGTAAAGGTGTTAGTACTACCAGTTACGTTTACATTGTAATTAGAGTTATCTATTCCGTAGGTATTTGTTGGGTCACCTTGTATTGTAAAAGTGTTAGTATCACCGTCAAACTCAAAAAACCCAGTTACTGTGTCACCATAAATATCACCTAAAAATTTGTTTGTATCTCCTAATTGATTGATATCTAAAGTTAAAGTTAAGCCGTCTAAATCTAACGCTGTAAGATTACCTGCTGCTGAATTTAAACCACCTATTATATTTCCAGAACCTAATTGTTCTAAATCTATATTAGCGGTAGCACCACTTTGGTCAATATAAATTTCATTATCTGCAGCAAATGCTATGGTTGATGTTAATAATAAACTAATCAGTATTTTCATTTTTTATCTCCCAAAAACCTTTATCATAACCTATTTTGACGATTTGCAAAACAGCCTCCTCTATGGCTCTTTGTAAAGCTAATGTAGTTGGCTCATTTTCTGCGTCTCCCATTTCTATTTCTACAAGTTCTGTGCCTGCTTCGATAAATCTAAAAACATCTTGTGATTGACCATAGCTAAAAACTTGTTTATTTACTAACACATCTATAAGAACCTCGCCTGTAGCTATAGATACCATACGCAAAGCCACTGTTATATTATCTATTCTGTACTGTTTACTCGAACCAATGCCTAGATATCGTGCACCTATGCCACCACTTTTAATGTTAGTGTCGTATCCTATAACTGCACCTTCCATCAAAACACCTGCAAATAATAGTGGCATGATTGGTTTAGGTCCATCTGTTTTCTCGTTTTGCTCTCTAGCAGAACGTATTAGTTGTCTTTCTTTTGTAAGATTATCTAAACCTACCCTTTCTGCTACTCTAAAAAATTTACCATCACTAGTATGTTTTAAAGTTCTTATTAATAGATGACTTGGTGCTTGTGTCAAAGCTGTAGAAAATAATGCAAACTCACTGTTACTTTTTCTTTGTCCTGTTTGGTCAGTAAAACTATTAGGATAAACTGCAACTACTATTGGGACTTGTGGCTGTGGTATGTTTAAAAGTTCTTTTGATTGTATCTCTAAAATATTTGGTAATGTTTTACCTTTTGTTAAACTATTATCTATAGGATTAATACTACAACTAGAAAGAAAAATCGCCAATAGGCAACTGTATCTCAGTAACATTCCCATCTGCATCAGTAATTTTTAGAGTTATGATTCCATTATCAATACTGTATTCTATAGTGTTTCCTTCTAAGTTCAAAGTACCTTCAGTACTTGGTGTCTCACCGAACAAATTTTCTACTAGCTGTCTTGAAAGCTGAGCATAGATACGTGACTCAAGATTCCTTATGAATCTAGCCAATGTGGTGTTTTGTTTATCTCTTTCTATTTGTTCTTGGATAGCTTTAATTTCTTCTTTAATACTTAATTTACGATTAAATTCTTGATTTTCTATCGTCAAATAATGTGATGAAGTATTAATACCGTTAAATGATGGGTTTTTAAATTTATGTGTGATTGTGTCAGCCCAAAGAGGATTAGTTATAATTACAAGTAAGAAAAATATACAGAGCAATCCTGCAATTCTATATATCCAAATATTATCAGTCTTTTCTTTGGTCATCTCTATCCGCCTTTGCTAATCTATCTGATTGCATAAGTTGTGGAACACCTAGTATAGTCTTCAAAAGTGTATCTTGTCTAATAATTTCGTTATCTACAGAACGAACTCTATCTATCAGTGCTACTAGTATACCATGTTGTGAGTCAAGTTTTTGACCTAATCTTTCTTCTATAGCTGCTATTTGTCCCTCAACTTTTTCATCTACTGTATCTAATTTAGTTTCCATACCATCAACAATACGCATTATCAACTTATATATAAACCACCCTAAACCAAGTGCTGCAGCGATAGGGAAACCAACTTGTTGAATTAAAATTACTACTTGTTCCACTAGTAATCACCCCAAACTTTTGTTTTCTTTCCTCCGTCGTAAGCAACAGCATGTCCTTCTTTAATTAAAACATCACAAATATTTCTACCATCTTCTGTGTACGGTATACCTAATATACGACCATATTTACCTTTACCTAAAGATTTAACTTGTATTTTACCTATACATAGTTCTTGCAAACGTGATTTTGCTGCTAATCCTAATTTCTTTTCAGCTAAATCTCTTGTTCTAGATTCAGGTGTATCTATACCTGCAAGTCTAACTCGTTGTTTATGTAACTTTACATCAAAACCTAAATCTAATGTACAGTCAAATGTATCCCCATCGACTATACGTTCGAGTGTTGCGTTATATACAAATGAATCTGGTGTTTTAGCCATTTAACACTTCCACCTTCTTCTTGCCTGTCTAAGTCTAGAGTTTGGATTTTTTGCAGCTTTAGGAAACTTTTTCATCTGTCCTGCAGAACGTGCACAAAATGACTTACGTCTTTTTGCAGCTTTACTACCTTTTTTAACTTTACCTGTTACTGCTGTTTTTAATTTACTACCGGGATTTAATCTTCTATATGCTTTTACACCTGCTTTCGTCATACCTGCACCCTTTTTAGTAGGTCTAAAATTCTTTTTATTTCTCGCAGGCATTTTAGCTTTTTTTCTTGGCACGTGTGCTCCTCTTCTTTTTAGCGAAAGTTCTTACATTAGTTGGTTTACCCCCAGGATTGCCTGCTGCTCTTTTTCTTCTAACAGCACTAGCTCTTTGTGATGCGGTCATTCTTTTAGCTTGACTTCTTGGCACACATTTAGGGTATTTACGTTTGCTTTTACCTTTAGCAGATTTCCTACCGCATTTTTGAAACTTGCCTTTTTTCTTAGGTGCACCAATATCTACCCAATCACCTTTAGGTCCTTTACCAAACCAAGCTGTTAAACCACCACTAGGCTTTGCCACGTTTCTTCCTCGCTTTTCTAATTGCTTCTTTACCTTTTTTAAATATACTCACTACTTGCGTTTTACCCATTACTTTAGCTCTTTGTTCTCCAACAGTAAGTATTTGTATTTTTCTTGCAAAAGGTTTGTTAACTCTTTTGACCTTTGCAACTGTTGCTCTGGCATCTGCAGGGGTTGCAAATTTAATACGTACTGTGTCTTTAGGGTTTTCATCAGTATATAATCTTCTTCCGCTTCCTTTTGGTTTTTTACCGGTACCCTTCTTTGGGTCTTTTTTACGTCTACTTTTTACCACGTCTTTTAGTTCCTTTTCTAGCTTTTCTCATTTGAGCTGCAGTTGGTGCACCTTTTGCACCTTTTTTACGCATTTTCTCACCTGAGCCTGCCTTTATCCTTTTACGTTTGGCATGTATATTAGCCCATAAACCTTTACGTGCCATTATGCTTTTTTAGTTCTGTAACCGCCACCACGTTTTTTATAAGTTCTAACTAGCCATCCATTTGCATAAGCACTTGGATACACTTTAAACTTACGTTTCGCTTCAGCTTTTACTCTAGCATATAGTGCAGGATTAGTTGGCACTGCTTTAGATTTAGAAGACTTCTTTTTCTTTGCAGGTCTTTTTTTCGCCTTTGCCATAATTACTCCTTATATAAGTTATCAAAAGTTATACTAGGGTCTAGATAACTTTCATGACCCTCTGCAGAATGAAGATGTTGTGATGGTGTAAATTTAGGTGCACCCTCACCAGTAACCCATAATGCAGGACTAGTAGCCCTCACTCTGTTATTAGGTAAAGCTACAAGATTACCTTTCCACTCACAATCTTCTGTAATATATAAAACATGTGATTGTTTATGTTGTGCAGGACAATCAGCTATACCGTTATTTGTGTAATCTACTGTAAACATATATTTACCAGTATAAAACTTTCCGTCGATTTTGCAAAGCCATGGAGAAGAACTTACTCTATCCATAACTACCACAGAATGGTCTCTTGATTCACAATCCCATGGCTGACATAAATGGTCTTCCATAGGAACAGCCCACTCCTCAACAGGAATATCAGCTATCAGTCCTTGTATTGGCATGCGTGCCCACATGGCACCACCGTGTATGTTACCTTCGTCCCAATCATCGTACTCCCTTTCACAACCTGTAAAAACAACTTGAAAACTTAATGACCTGTCTGGAATGGTATTTACAGCAAAAGCAATAGCATGTAAAAATTCTCCATGATATTGCTGATGATTAGCTGTAAACTCTCTTCGCACCCAACATTTAAAGTGCGGGATATTACTTATGAGATAAGGCACTTACTTCTTCTTTTTTCTCATGGTTTTTCTTTTCATGCCGCCTTTCTTTTTGTATTTAGAACTTTTGAGTTTTCCGCCTCTTTTCATTCCTTTAGCTTTCTTCATGACCATATTATTCTCCTTTTAATACTCTTTCTTTTAAACGAATCGCACGAGGACCAACTTGGGTCGCCCAACGACTATCCATCATTTCAACTGCAGCAGTTTCCCAATCATGTTCTTCTAATGCAGCTAAAAACTTTTTAAACTTTAGTAATCTCGTTATACCTAAATTAAAACACATATTTGCTAATACTCTTTGTATATCTTCAGGTAAGTGAATCCACCACTCTAGATTTCTATCTAGCTCCGTAGTCACAATATTTATATCTTTTTCGAAACATTCTTTTATTCTATCTTCAGACACTGGTGTATCAACATCTTGACCATGTTCAGGGTCTGATTCTTTAATTAGATGCCCTATACCAAATGTAGGGTATCCAAGGTGGTCTAAATATATTTTATCTATACAGCCCTCATCGAATTTTAATTCTTCTCTAAGTTTATCTATATTCATAATATCTTGATTGTTGTCGCCCCTCCAGTTGACACTGTCACCTTTCCTAGAGCTGTCGTTCCTTGAACTCCATTTTCTTCCCCAACGTATAAATCTATCCATTCAGTACCACTCCATAACTGTAGTTGATTTGTGCTTAGATTAAAAATTATATCACCTTTATTAAATAAATTTAAGTTTCTCTCTTCCTCATTAACTGTTACAGTCGCACCTAAATCTACTCGACCTAAACTTAATTCTAAAATCCTAACTAACCTATTAAAAAGTAAAGCAGCAGAAAAAGAATTTACAGGTCCAGTAGCATAGGGCAGTTTTGTTTGTAAGATTTTTGCCATTATCTTTGACCATCAGGTTTCAAGTCTAAACGTGTAGCTCCTAGCCTAAAACTCATACCTATATCGTTCGCATCATCGTCATTAGATTGCACACGTATTACCGCTTGTCTACCACGTAAACGTGTGTTTAATTTTGTAGTATTAGAAAAACAAGAAGCTGTGGTCACTGTAGTTAAATCCTCTCCTGGAAAGTTTCTTTTCTTTAAAACAAAATCAACTTTTTGTCCTGATGAGCCTAAAGAACCATCACCTATAAATTTTATATCAGGAATTATCCTATTGACATGTTGGAAAAAATCTCCTTCGCCTATATCGAAATCACTAGACTCAATAAAAACATTTTGCATAGCTGAGCCGTCATCATCATGACCTATCTCATGATTAAAAATACAACTACTATTAGATGATACCTCATGTGTTGCTATAGGGTTATCTAAAATACCCTCGTCTAGCCATGCATTTCTAGATAATTGTCCTATTGACCAAACATTTTCTTCATAATTATAAACAACATATCTATCTATATTAGTTTGACTTTTTGAACAATAAAACCATCCTACTTCATCAAAAGCTTTATTAGAAAATCCAAAAACTTGAAAAGTTTGTGACTCGTTCATGTCACTAAAAACGTAATCTAAAACAGAACAAGGAACTGTAGCAACTTGACCTGTATAAACGTAAAAACCTTTTTTGTCCATCCAAAAAATACCTTTAGTAGTATTAACTGCTGCATTTGGGCTTATCATACTTATACCTTCGTTTATCAGATTAACACCGAAAGTAAAAGGCTGTCCTATAAAACTTAGAGAGTAAAGAGCGGTATCTGTCCAAACGAGTGTTTCTTGTCTTGCCCTAATTGCACCTATGATTAAAGAACCTGAAGATAAACGTAATGAACCTGCGGTATTAGTTGGTAAAGGCTCCCATTGTGTTACATCTTCTTGGTCGCTAAAAGCTATAAGTAATGGGTCAGATATTCCTGACCTTGCTTCACCTTCTATAGGGTCTGCACCGAAACATATAACATGTCTGTCAATATCACTTACTAAAACTTGAAGTGCTACCGTAGGTGCTAAATTTGCTCCTGATAAATCAGGTAGTGCCACTGCTCTAGTCGATGTTCCACTACTGGTATCCCAATAATAAACACCACCACCTCTAGGGTTTATAATTAAATCCTCGCCAAAGTTATCGTGTGACCATAATCGTAATTGAGTAGCAAAAGATAATGCAGAAACTGAACCAAAAGTTCCCTCACCCCAATTACCTGAACCCCAACCGGTGGATGGTACAAAAACATCTAAACCCACATTAATTTGGTATGCACCGTCTACACCTGAACCACCGTTGCCTGTGTCACTTGAATTTGCAGTCGCAGATACTGTAAAAGTATAAGTATTAGAACTTGGTACAGATGTAATTTGATGTTCTTGGTTTAAAACAGATGCTGTTATATTTCCACCTAAACTCACTGCATCGCTTATAGTAACAAAATCTCCTTTAACAGCACCATGACCGCTGTCAGTTGCAGTTATTACGGCACTTCCATCAGTCGCAGAAAAAGTTATGGTGTTAGTAGATGTTTTTCTTATAGGTGTTACGTCGTAATAATTAATCCCTTCTAAGATATAATATTTTTGTGTAGCCCCTAGTCCTATAAATTGTGTTCCAGCAAGTGATTGCCATGCATGTAAAGCTCTACCACGTGATATAAAGTTAGTACCACTTCTTTTTGCCCAACCACCTATTTTTTCAGGAAGCCCTTTTCTAAATCTTACTAAATTACTATCGAACCAACCACCTTCATTAGAATATGCTGTGAGTTCTTTATTAATTCCTGGTTTAAATACAAATTTTTGTAAAGGCATTTCAATCTCTAAATAAAACTAGCAAATACTATCGAACCAAGTATAAACGGATAGACCCCCCATAACAACATTTCTAATCTTTTAAATTTAGCAGAACCCTCATCTAAACGTTTTTCGATATATTCATACCGAATAGTACACTCACGTTCATGAGCGTTAAGCTCAGCAAAAGCATCTTTACTTGACATTACTTTTCTTTTGCTTTTCCGATATTTAACGCACACCAATCGATAATTTTATACAATTTAGCTAACCATTTATCTCCTTTTGGAGTCGGTGTAACAGCAGCTACGAAAGATGCTATAGCAATTATTGTACAAATCCATGTAAATATATTTAACCAAATCATTTACTTCTCCTGTACTTCTTCTTCATCTTCTTGAAGCTCATCTGTTTGTTCATCAACTTGTTCTACTACGTTATCTACTATACCTTCAGTAGATTCTGCTACAGTATCAACAACAGCTGCAACGTCTTCTAAAGCTGAATTAGTTATGTTACCTGCTGTTTTTACAGTAGAATCAATAACACTAGTCGTTAAATCTTTACCTCCATCTATAACTGCACCTACTGTCGCACATGAAGTTATAAACACAGTTGTGATTATTGTTAATAATATATTTTGCATATAAGTCTCCTCTTAATTATCTAAAGTTTTAGTTTCTGATTCTAAAACTTCGTCTGCTTGCTCTTTTGTTGAATCAACAAAAGCGTTATTAAATACACTCAAACTAGCATTTATCTGGTCTAATTGAAACTCTGTTTGTCGTTTTTTATTAGATAAATCTAGTATTTGAGAATGTAAATATTGTTGTTGTGGTGTTAAATCAGAAACTTTCATTTCTTTGTCGTTTAACATTACCACAGGGTCTTGATTTTCAATCGTCATTTTTACTCGCTTAATGTTTTAGTAACACTCGTTGGTGATATTTTTTCAGCTATTGCTGCATCTAATGATGCTTTCTTAGCAGTAACAGTATCCGAACCCATAGCTGTCTCAACCCAACCTTGTACGTCGCTTTCTTTTAGACTAGACCAATTTATAAAATTAGATAAATCATCTGTGCTTACTGCTTGTGTTCCGTACATTGTAGATGTCCAATTATTACCGTCACTATCTTTATTAGTATCGTCTGTTGCAGTAAGTCTCCAATGCACGTTATGCACTACATTAGATTTACCACTTTTAGAGGGATATGTATCACATGTTTTACAATCCCAAGTATATCCTATTGCCATATTATTCTCCTTTTAAAGTTTTAATTTCAGATTGTAAGGCATCAACCTGTTCGTGTAATTCTTGTATGGCTTTTACCAATAATGGTGTAATTCTACCATAATCCATGCCTTGCATATTTTCACCATCTTTTTCACCGTGTATGCAATCACTAAATATCTCATCAACTTCGTGTGCTATAAAACCCTCTGATTCTTCGCCTGTTTCTTTCCATGTAAATTTAACTGGATTTAACTGATTTAATCTTTCTAAACCATTTTGCATAGGTTCTATATTTTCTTTTAATCTGTAATCAGATGATGTGTTGAAAACTGTTGAAGAACCACCAGATGTAATAGCACCTACTTGTGTTGCACTATCATTTTCAAATAAACATAAAAATCCATTACCAAAAGATGACTTTCTTACTATTAAGCCTGCACCAGCAGTTCTTACAGCTATCGCATCTGATGCTGCTTGGATTGATAAATCTTCAGCACCTCTAACACCACTTGTAGTGCCTATAAGAATTTTACCAGTCGCACTTATTCTCATTCTCTCGGTATCAGTGTTTGTATTAAAAACTATAGTATCTTCACCTTGTAGTTGTAATGCACCCGAACCAGTCGGAGATGATAAACCTATAGAGCCATACTCAACATTATTATCACCTCTAAACATAATATGTTTTTTACCGTCACCGTTTCTGGTTTGAATAATTGCACCAGTACCAACATTACTTACGCCATTAAATAAACCTGCGTATGTGCTATTTCCTATAGATGTGCCTAGTTGTAAAAGACCAGCGTTAGTAAGCCTCATATTTTCTGAAAGTGTATTACCACCATCTGCTGTGGTAAAAAATCCCATACGAGTAGGAAAATCGTTAGTACCAAATGTACCATCACCTTCTACCATAATTTTTGCACAAGCATGACTACCAACTCCACCACTGGTAACACCACCAAAGTGAACGCTTCCTAAATCATCATTATTAACAATAGTTCCAAAACCTGTTTGTGATAAAGTAAGAACTGAACCACCATCAGAACCTGAACCACCTTCAGCAATATGTAATGCTGATTGAGGTGAGGTTGTGCCTATTCCTATATCTCCAGAACTATTAATACGCATTCTTTCTGATAATGCAGAACCACTTGATGTAGAAAACTGTAAATATCCTTGTCTATTCGCAGAAGTTGCATTAGTTTTTAAACCTGCAACAGAGCCAAATACATCTGACCTTGATACGCCATCATCTGTAACTCCACCAAGCTCTAATGCACCACCTTTATCAGCACCCTGTCCAGACCTATTAATTAATCTTAGTTTTGAAACATCACCAGTAGAACCACCGTGTTTTATTGTTGGTGCGATTGGTGCTCCTGCACTTGTGATATGAGCAACACCATCTGCCTGTAATCGCATCATTTCACCATTTGTTTTAGTAAAAAAACTTATTCCATCATCACCATTATTATTATCTAAAATAAAACCTTCTGATGTTGTATACATGGCACCTCTGTAAGTAGATGAACCACCTATTTGTATTGCTGGATTTGTCGCATCACCTGTAGCATTACTCGTACCTACATGAAGAGTTGCGTTTGGACTTGTGGTTCCAATACCAACCTTTCCTGTACTATCCATACGAAGCCTTTCTGAATTTCTAGTAAAGAAAGTTAAATCATCTGTAGTGCAACCTATAAAATTACCTTCATTAGTATTAGAGTCAGCTATTTTTAAGAAAGTATTTGCAGTAGTTGATGTTAAATGTAAGACTGTATTTGCTGAAGAACCACCATCAATTTCTAAAGGGGAATCTGGACCACTTGTACCAATACCAACATTTCCTGATTCTAGAATAGTTAATAAGGCATTATTATTATCAACAGTAGTTTGATTATGTCCTATCACAAATACTTGGTCAGTTGCACTATTGTTAGAGTCTATATTTATTCTTAGTGAATTAGGAGTATTAATAGCAAAGTTTTGACTTGATGGACCTGTTAAACCGCTACTAGCTATTGTCATATCATTTATTGCACTTGTTACAGTTATACCACCACTAGCTGTACTTAAAACTGCTGAACCTAAATGTTTTAAAACTACAGTTCCACCGTCACCACCATCAGTACAAGTGATATAATCAAAACCATCTGAATCTTGTAGTTGTAAATTAGTACCTCTTACTAGAAGACTACCTGTTCCACCTTCTTGTATTCTTGAATTTGAGCCATCATGATAAATTTGTAAATCATCACTAGCACCAAATTTAGCTTTGGCATTATCTGCAAATTCTAAACAATCATCTGATTTATCCCAAACAAGGTTATTAGACGCACCAGTAAAAGTAACATCATCACTAAATGTTGTTGTGCTACTCACACTTAAAACAGAAACAGTTGTTGTGCCTGCTAGGTTTAAATCAGTAAACGCATCTACCATGGCTGCACTAGAACCAGCACCGTCTGAGTACACAGCTTTTACATGACCTGCAGGTATGGTCACATTAGCACCGCTACCTTGCGAAATAATTATATTTTGTGAACCACTTGTACCGTTTTCTATAAACCAAAGTTTAGATACTGTGTTTGGACCAATAGTAATAGTACAGGCTGAATCAAGTGTACCTGTGTATTTTAAATATAAAGAACGTCCTGGGTCAGTAGAACCGTCAGCTATTGTTGTCGTATGAGTATCTGCGTTAGTAGTAATTGCCTCTGTACCAAAACTAAAAGCCTCACCGATAAGCTCTAAATTTGTATTAGTACTAGTCCCCCAAGTTCCAGACTCATCACCAGTAGCAATTTCTTTTAATCTTAAATCATTTACATAAGTTGCCATAACTTCCTCCGACTTGCTTGATTGTACACTATATTTCTAAAAATTTTAAGCAACTTCTTTCCAATCTGGTGTTTGTGCATCATCAATATTACTATAACTAGGTGTTTGTGTAGTAGAAACATTACTATAACTAGGTGTTTGGGCATCATCCACTAATCCCCAAACATTGACAATATTAGCCTCTGCTGTAGCACTTACACCAGTTACGCTTACTGCAGACGATGCATTTGCTGAAACATCACCTAATGAAGATGTAGCTGCGGAACCTGTAACACTTATATTATTATCTGATGTTACAACTACACTACCAACATTTCCAGATGCACTTATACCTGTAATTACGACTGTTGCACCTGCAGTAACTGATTCGTCACCTAATGTACCGACAGAAGCAGAACCAGTAACACCTGTAACTGCAGCACCTGCAGTTATAGCATTACCTAATGCAGATGTACCAACATTACCTGATGCAGAAATATTTGCAGTTGCTAAAACAGTTTCATCGCCTAATGATGATGTGCCAACGTTTCCACTTACAGATATATCTGCAGTCGCAACTATAGTTTCACTGCCGAGTGCAGATGTTGCACTTACTCCAGTAACACTTACTAGGGCTTTTGCTATTACAGTTTCACTGCCAAGTGCAGTGGTTCCTGCAACACCTGTAACTTCAACTGGTATTGGGTTAGACCATTCGCCTTGACCCCAAGTCCCACGACCCCAACCAGTTATATTAGCCATAAGCTATTAAGCTATTCTTATGATAGCATTCGAGGCATCTGCTGTAGGGAACTGTATTGTAAAGTCACCATTAGTAGATGTTTTATCACCACCAAAAGCCAAAACTGCAACTGCAGGGTCTCCTGAGGCACTATCATTAAAAATAAGTGCACCGTTCGCAGTTATAGTTGCTGTGCTGAAAGTCAAATCTGCAAAGTCTGTTAATGCAGTTGTACCTGAAGTTGATGGGTCAACTCTGGTTAAAGTACCACCTTTAGCCGTATAACCTGTTCCACTAACTTCATTAGAAGTTGTATATGCAGTTGTTGCTGCATCTAATGACGCAGAGCTTGTATACAGTGCTAGTTGGAAAGTACTACCACCACTATTTTTAAAATTATGTACTCCTTCTAAAAGTTCTTTTTTAAATGAAGTACACATAGCTTGTGTAATTGCCATTATAATCTCCTTATAATATCAGCCATATCTTTATGACCTTGTTTTTCTAATAAACCAGCTACTGTGCTTCTGTCACTTGCAATAGCTTGTTTTAAATATAATAAAACGACTTGCTGCATATTGTGTTTAAATGCTTGTGCTTGTGCTTTTACCATTGGGTCAGCATTATCACTTATGCTTATAAGTCTCTCCATTATTCTTTCTGTCCAGTATTCTGGACTTAAACCTGTATTTTTTGTAGTTTGTACGTTTACATCTCCCATGCTAGTTTTTACATCTACACTAAACATTCATACCTCCTGGATTTAATTTAGGTTGGTCGTTTCTTGCTTCATCTCTAACGTTTTTATATTCACCTAATAACTTTAATGTAGCAAGTGCCTCTTGAAACTTACTTTCATAAAGTGCTACGGTCTGTGGGTCAGATTTCATAAAAACAGCACCCTCTACTAAACTTCCAAACAACATAGCATTAGGTGCATTCTCTGATAACCAACTTTGTCCGCTATCTCCTAATGAAGTCAAAGATGCAGGTCGATAATAATAATGTAGTTCTACACTGTAATTACTATTCGGTGTTGGTGCTAATATAAATGTGTTATCATCAAACTGTGCATAGTAAAGGGGTTTGCCTGTTGTTGCTTCTTGTGGTGTGTAATCTCTTATAAAAGAGACTTGTTTTAAAAGCAGATAAGAAAAATTATTACTAGAGTCTTTTACAGCTAAACTAAAAGTTGATAAATAATCAGTCGGAGTCGATAAATAAGTATTACCTGACGTCATTGTCCCCCCTACATTCTTTCTAAAAACTGGTAGTTGAACGTTTTTTAGTATTCTTTCTTCTGTTGTTTGTATAAAATTATTTAGATTATTAGTAAAAGTAGTCTCATCATTATCTAAATAATCTTGTATTGCTGTTTTTAAGGTGCTGTATGTAAATCCTGCCATTATGTAATACTCACTGTAACACTGCCTAATCCTGCGACAGCTCTTGTACCTTCAAGTTTACTACCTATAGGGTCACTTTGAAAAGTCATTCCAGCAGCAGCTTGATTAGTAGTTTTAACCAAACCTAACTGTGTTTGTGGTAAATCTACTTCTGGTCTTGGTTGATGTAAAGCTTCAGCATCAGCAGTAAGCGGTGGTGGGTCAAGCTGTGGGTGTTTTGGTTCATAACACTCATGACAAACTTTAGAATTATCCCATGTCATTCTTGCAGTTGTGTATTTATATCTAAAACCACAAACATCACAAACAAAATATGCGTATTTACCGGAAGCGTAAGACATTAGATATATTGCCTTTTAGGAACTATCTTAAGTGGTGACCTATCTTCATCATACTTAATAGCATTTAATAAGTCTTGCTCGTATTGTTGTTTTAATATGGGTAACTTTTGTGTATTCTTTTTAAGACACAAATAATAAGCTAATCCCGATGTTAAACAAGGTAAAAATCTATTAGGTACATCTATATCTTGGTCTGACGCATCAATATCTTCTATAGTTCTCCACACATAGTAAATGAGTTTGTCAGTTGAGTTCTCTGGTGTTGGATAAAGATGAATTACTGGTGTTCTCAATCTTTCTAACCAGTATTGTGTAGGTCTAGCCTCAGTTAATTTATTAGGTATACCAACATATTCATTTCTATCCATACGACTTATGCTGTGGTCTGTAATAACATTATTTATAGTTCTTTGTATATAAGCATCTAATATATCTATATCAAAAGAATTTATAGTATATTCATTAGTGCCTTTTGTTAATGTAAGTTCAATTTTAGCAACTTCCCACATCTGTATGCCTCTATTATTCCAATCAGCAAACATAATGTTTAAAGAACGTCTTGCAGTTACTGCATCATAAGACGTACGAGCTTCCAAACCTGCAAGTTCGTACGCCTCTTCGATTGCGTTAGCTACATTAACTGAAAAAGCTCTTGTACCTGAAGTAGCCATATTAA